CGACTTGGATTTTATTGCTTTGAACAGGGCTGTTTCCATCCTTATGGTCAGTATCGAAGTAATATTGTCCATCATAGCAAACAGTGCTTTCACCATTGATTATAAGCTTGGAAAGTAATTGAGCCCAATGTGAATTGGTGCGATCAGCTAATTCATTAATTCTAACCTCAATTTGACCAGTTTTATCACGCCTTAAATCAACTAAAGGAATTTCTAAAGTTGCCTCAAAATGTTTATTTTCAATGGTTAATCCATTAGTGGTGAAGCCTTTTGCCTGTCTGCCACCAACCCAGTTTCTCATAACCGGTACTTGACCTAGCCATTTATAGGTTTCTGATTCCTGATCAGAAGTAAAATAATTTGAAACTGCCTCAACCCAAGCCATGCCTGATTTTTGATTTAGTCTCTTGTAATAACGGCCAATAATAGCCCTTGATGATAATTCTGCTAAACTCATGATATTTTCTTTAAATTGATTGTTATTAGATTTAAGCTGGAGTCACTCTTGCTACGTCAAAATCAACGATAACTTCATCGCCTAATTGATGCCTGATAATTTGACCGATATAAACTGATGAAGTATTTGAGAGGGTAAATGTATTATCATCAGTGGCATAAATGCTTTTGCCAACATCAGTTAAGGCAGCACCACTTAATTCTAAAGTGACATTTCCTCTTCTTTTGAGTCTGATATTTTTTTCACCATCAGAAGCGTTAGTAGCATCAATATTATCTTCAGCAAAACCCAAGAATTTATCACCCACTTGCAAATCCCTAACATAACCAGAAGCAACTTCTAAACCGACAGCTGCACCCTGATAAATTAATTCTCCACCAAGAACAGGAAATTCATTTATATCTCCTAATTCGTAAACTCTATTTGTATCTGTTGTTAACTTTGTCATGATTTTCCTTATTTATTGTTTGATAAAATTCTTACCTGACCGCTTTCATTTGCTTTGGTAAAAGCGTGATATGCGTCAAAATCTTCACCAAATTCAGCTCGAATTTTAGCATTAGATTCCCATATAGATTTAGTTCTGGTTTCAAGAGGTGCATCTTTTGGAATTTGCTTTTCTCCTGTATCAGATTTATCGATATTTGGCTCAATTTTTGGGATTTCTTCCTCAGCTTTTTTGCTATTAGCCAAATAATCTGAAGCTTTACTTTTTTCTGCTGCGATAATTTTTAGAGCCAATTTTTCAGCAGTAATTGATCCATCTTTTTTGGCTTCCTCAATTAAATCTTCATGACCAGGTAAAGCAGCAGATTCAATTGCAAGAATTCGATCTCTCTCTTGTTTCTTGCCAGCTTCAATACCTTCATTGAAAGCTGATTTTTTAATATCTTCTGATACTTCCTGTATGATAGCTTTGGTAACATCGGGAAATTCTTTTTTGATGTAATCGGCAGTTATATCACTCACGGAAATAGCTGCATTAATTTCTTTATTTTGTTCTTTAGACATAATCTGATTATTTATTGTTATTGATTGATTTTGTTGATTTAATAGACCTAAAACTTCCTCATAAGTTCCAAGTGCGTCAGCCATATTTCGTTTAACTGCTTCTTTGCCAATCACTACGCCACCACCTCCAAAATCTGCTTTGATAATTTCTGGTGTAATAGATCGATATTTGGCAATTGATTCAATGAAAGTAGATTCAAGATCATCTAACTCTCTCCTGATCTCTGCTAAGCCTTCCTTAGTTTTAGGATCAGGTCTTTTTAGATTTGCATTACTTGAAACGATCTCGATATTTTTATAGCCATCCATATCAGGTTGTTCTTGAACTGGAATTGTTGTTACAACTCCAATTGATCCAACCAAAGCAGATGGATTAACAAATATCTTCTCAGTGGCACTTGCTAACCAATAGGCAGCTGATGATCCATTTCTGCCAATATAGGAATAGATTGGCTTTGTTTGGGATTTATCTGATCTTCCTTTAAAAATCATCTCAGCCATTTCATAAGGGCCAACTGCAACACCACCTGGAGAATCAATATCAAATAAAATTGATGTAACCTCGTTGTTATTTAAAGCCTCACTAAAATCCTTGGCTAAATCTTCTAATGAAGTTCCACCAGCAAATAAGCTAAAAAGAGTTGTTCTGGCTGTTATTACTCCATGAATTGGAATAATTGCCGTGCCATCTCTAATTGAAACCGATCTGCTATTATTTAGTGGTTTTTCTGATCTAGTAGATAGTGATTCCTTTGATATCGCTTTCAAGTAATCAGGTTCAATCGCCCAATATTTACCTATTTTAAAAAGGTCATTCATCTGTTTTTTCTAAATTGATATTTTCTTGTTTTACTTGATTGCTAATGCCAGCTTCTTGCTTTAAGGAATGTTCCTTTAAAATTTGCGGATATTTTCGCTCCCAATCGCCTCCAGTTAAAATTGCAGTTTCTTCAGCTAGAGTAGAAATACCCATATTTACACGAAGCTCTGCTGCTTTAACTTCTTTTAACTGATCAATTTGACCACGAGGCGGGCCAATCCATTGAGCTCCTAAATACGCATTTTTAATCAGATCATTATTGAAGAATCCTGGTGCTTTTAGTAAACCTTTAGCAATTGCTTCAGTTATTACCATTTCATAAACTGGCTGACAAAGTTGAATTGATAACCAACTTCTCCTACTTGAGAAAAATTTCCACGCTTCAACAAGTGCCGCTTGAGCTGCTGAGTAGCTTGCTGTAAAATGCTTTATTAAAATCTCAAATGGCAGTTCTAAAGCTACTCCAACTTGTCGAAGTATCGCTTGCACAAAAGGATCAAATGCTTGATTCGGTCTTTTGGGATCAGCAATTTCAATATTTTCATTAGGCTGCAGATCAAGAATAGCACCTGGTGCTAATTTATAATCTCCGTCACTTTTTTTGGAATATCCTTCATACAAAGGAGTCATCGGCGCTAAACCTTGCTCATCCTCTGATTTCACAAAAACTGTAAACATAGAAGATATTACGGCCGCCATAATTTCTGCTTCCGTATAGCGATCTAATTGTTTTAAACTTTCAATGACAGGTGCTAAATATGGAACTCCTCTTGTAAGCCCTGGTCTGATTCGGTTAAAAATATGAAATACCTGTCTATTGTCATATTTATCAAAGGCAGGTATTTTTACGTATTTTTTAGTTTTCTCGCTTTGGTAATCATCTGGATGCTGGCTGCAAATATGATAAGCAATTGGAGCTCCATTATTATCCATTTGCACACCGGCAGATAATTTGCCATCATCAATTTTGTAATTAGGGTTGCTGACTCTATCTGCCTCTACTAATTGCAAAGATAGATCGATAATTTTTCCAGATCTTGGGACATTTCTTTTTAAGATAAAAATATCACCGCTCTCAAGAACTGACCTTAAAATCAGATTTTGAATTTCTGAAAAACTTTGTGATCTGGTGATATCGCAATCAGCACTTTCTGCCCAATTTCTAAAAATTCGCTCAGCATTTCTTTCAAATTTATCAAATTCAGATTCATCTTTAAAAAATGGCTTTAGAACTTCACGATCAATATGAGATTGAACTTTTAAGCCAGTTCCAACCACATTAGTAACAACTGTGTTTACAGCACCACAAGCAAGCGGAGCATTTCTAAGTAAATCACGAGATCTTTCTCGAAGCGATGGTAAATCAGGTAAAGTAACATTATCAGCAGAGCCATCAGCTATATCCCAACTTTTAGTTTGTCTGCGATCACGCCTTGCACCAACATAACCTCCAGCAATAGAAAGTCTGGCTCTGGCTTCTAATCTTTTTAAACCTTTTTCAGGGCTAAAATAAGATATGGTTTTATCTAGCCAGTTATCAGAAATTCTTAATTTTTTGCTCATGTTGGAGTAATTCCTCTTATTCTAATTCCGCCTCGTTTTTTTCTTTTAATTTGAACTAAAAGTCGCTTTTCTCGTTGTTCTAAAATTGCCAAATCTGCCTTTTTAACTCTTTGACCATTATAGCTTGCTTCCTGAGCATTATTTAAAACATCAGATATGGCTTGCTGTACTTCCGTTAATTGTTCTTCTAAAGATTTCATAAGGTTAATTTATTCCTTTGCTGCGAACTCGTCTTGTTCGTGAAATTTTGCTAGTTTTTTGACTTTGAATATCAGGCTCAGATTCACGAAGAGGGATTTCTGCTAATTTGTGAGCAAGTTTGTTTAAATCTAATTTCCAATTTCTAACTAAACCACGAAGTGCCGCAAAGGCATAAACTCTGCAATCAAGTCCTTCAGTTGCCTGACCTTCTTTTCTTGGTTGCCATGATCTAACTGGCCTGCCTTTAACATATTTGGTTTTTACAACCTCACTTGTTATTTGGTTAAACCATTCTTGATCTCGCTCTATTGGGAAATGCCAATAACCAGCACCTGACTTTTCAATTCTTAAGCGCTGCATTAAAGTTTCCTTGGCATCATTTACGCCAATTACGTAAACTGGTTTTTTAAGTCGTTTATTTTGACTTGCTCTTACTGGCCAGATTGGAACGCCATTGCCATTGGAACTTCCTTTTATGGCAAAGATTCTCTTATGTTTACGCTCGTCGCAGTAATTGATAACATGATCAGTGTAATGACCACCAGAATCTACCGCCACAGCAGTAATTGGGAAATTGCCAAGATTCCTTGAGTGAATGAATGTGTGATTTAAAATTTTATCTAAATCACTCCATAAATCAGGAGTTGATGGGTCACCATAAATTACCTGATAATCAAGCGACCATGATTCTTCATCTTTTCCCCAGCCAACAATTTCTAATTCCAAGCGATTATCTTGAACATCAACACCAGCAGTAATAATTGCTACATCCTTTGGTAAATATTTGCCAAAATTCTCTCTTCGTTTCAAAAGTCCCGTTGGATCGATAGCTTCACCAGACATATCCTCCCAAGTTTCAGCGAGTTTGGTGTTTGTCCAAACTTGAAGTCTTGGTGGGTCTTTATGAACTTCGCTAAATTCTTCAGCAATATCGCCCCAACTTACCCAACCATGAGGTGAGTAAAGCGAAGATAAATGAAAAGATACGACCTTTTTATCAGTATTACTCGCAGTTGCTATCCACTTACCATTTTTTAGAATTTCTGCCTTTTGATGATCTTGCCAGTGTGATTTGCATTTTTTGCATTCATAATAGGCATTTTCTGGATCACCCTTTGGCCATTTGATATTCTTCCATTTTAATATTTGCAGTTCAGAACAATCAGGGCATGGTACAAAATAATATCTTTGATCACCTTCTAAAAATGCAGTTTCAATACGACTATAATTTTTAATAGTCGGGGTTGAGATCATAAATATTTTCCTATTAGAAAATGTAGCAGTTCTTTGAATTGCTAAATTTACAGGATCACCTTCACTTGCTGCATCATCAGGATATCCGTCAATTTCATCTAGGAATAAATATCTAATTGGCATCGATCTTAAACCAACTGCCGAGTTAGCT